TGTCTTGCCATGTCACCGCAAGTTTTTTCCCGGGATTAGTAACCTCTCCATTACTTCTGAAATAATCAAGAAAATTATTCCGCCAATATCTAATATTACTAATGATCCGTTCTGTGTCTTTAGTCATATCAAAAGTTGATAAATATGGCTCTACACTTGTTAGCATGAATAAAAAACGAGGATTATTGTCTCCTGTTTCCGCAATCAGACGCCAAACTTTTTTAGTATTCGCATAACGCTTGTCGATAGCCCTTGCAATGATGGCGAGAAATGTAAAGGAAGAACATCGCAGCCATACCCTAAAAGGCGCTTTAAGATGCCCGCAACATGATTCTGTCGTTTCTATATGAGGTAATTCGTTGAGTGCATTACACAGTGCAATACACTCTTTATCCATATCGGCAGGTAATACAATTCTATTATTCATATTATTTCAAGATTTGATTGATTTCCTTTATAATATTATTCACATACCCTTTGGTCATCTCGATTACATTCACTTCTGGATTCTTGGAAAGGACATAGATAAGTAATGGATTATGCACGACGCAGATGATCTGTGTTTGCGGCTTATGGAATGACAAGACACCCTTTATTCGCCCGATATTCTCGATGTCGAGATTACGATCCGGCTCATCCATCAGGATTGTCCACTCGTCGCCAGCAACCTTATGTTGCTTGATATATGCGCCATAATCCTCTCTCTGCTCTCCGATTTTATCGTAATTAAATTTAAGTTTAGCGTTTTCACTAAACATACGTTTAAACATGGCGCTCAATGCGACAACAACACCTTCTCCTGTCGATGAATGTTGTTGTGTATAATACTCGGAAAAAGCATTTATGTTTGACAATACGTCATTGTTATGTTTTTCGTTGGCGTGGCAGAGCCTGAAAGTGTTTAGTTCATAATCAGCAAACACATCAATGCCATCGGGTAGATTTTTGTCTATACCCCATAGGCGATTTAATGTCGAGTTAAACATTCCCAGGTCACATTCTTGCTTGTCAACTATTAAGTATGATTCGATAAGTTTCATCAGCGTTGTCTTTCCGCAGCCATTCTTGCCGACAATGATATTAACGCCAGGTTTAAACTCATACTCCTTACCATTCTTGAAGGCTTTCAATTCTGGCAAATAATGCACTGGGGATTTAGTATTATCCCTTATAACAACTTTTTGTACCATAACTTAATCTATTCCCCCATAATCTCTTCCATGGCCATAGCCATCTTGTGATTTCATTTGTTCCATAGCTATTTTGATTTATGATTGTCGATTCTTTGTTGTAGGCGAATGAGTTTCCTCTCGTGCTCATGTTCGACCTCCTCCTCTCCAAAGACGAAGGCCAACTGCTCGCACATGATTTGCACGTCAGCTATCTCGGTGATGACATCCTCTTTGGTAGCCCTGCCTCTCTTATACTTGTTGAGCGCGGAAAGAAGCTCGCCAACCTCAACCTTATTCGTGGGGATGACAAAGAACATTTCATCTCCAATGTTGAAGCAGAAGTTGGTGACATTAGTAAGAGTACCCTTTGCAACATTGTAAGATTTGTAGCCGTTATTGCATTTGACGGCGATATTGCCGTTCATGGTAAGCCTGCACATTCCAGGTGCAATCTTACCGAACATTCCATTGAATGAATTTTGAATATTTTCAAACATTGCTGATAGAATTATGTGATTATTTTATTTCTCTTTCATCTTCTTCGATTATTCCGCGCCCAAGTAAAACTACTGCTTCCCCATTCCTAACATAATATTTGTTCCAGAACCAAGCATATATGTCGGAAGCACTCCGTTCCATTTGTTGATCCACTCAAGCTCGACTACGCGAGGGTTGGATGCGACCGACTGGCCTTTTATCTGTAGAGCCTTAGCCTCCGCCTCCGCCTTGGTGATATCGATATCCTTATCTATGAGAGCTTGCTTCTTCAGTTCTTCCTTCTGCTTCGTCACCTCTATGAGAGTGAGGGCCTTCTGCTCCTCGAGCTTTTTCTGATTAATAGCCGTCTCGTATTCGGCATTATAATATACTTCTCGAATATCTATTTGTTCCAGCACGAGATGATAGCTACTGATGTCTGTCGCCATCTTCTCGAAGGTAAGCTGCTGAATCTCTTCTCGCTTATTTGAATAAACCTCAATGGGTGTGTATTTGCTTGCCGTCAGCGCCAATGATGACTTGAGCTTTGCTTTTATCACATTCTCCTCAAGCCAATAGAATCTGCCATTAGAGACACCATCAAGTTCCGATACGTTATCATATATCCACCAAGCATATTCGGGATCAATCCTCCATGATGCGGATATGGCAAATCCCATCTTGATGCCATCGATAGTGGGCGCCCAGATCGTAGTGCCTTGAACTGACTCTCGCTTCGCTTTGGTCATGCGGGCATCATCATCGCCCTCCGTTGCACCCAGGCTGGCACAAGTATAAACCTGGACGGTCTTATCCATCTTCTCGACCTTATACCACGGCATAATCAAATGCCATCCAGTTTTATAGCTTTCATGTTTTACACCGCCGGGTGTGACCACCACGCCACATTCCTGGGCGGGAATTACAGCCAAGCAGGACATCATCATAATGACAACGATCGGCACCGCGACCATAGTCCAGTGATGAGGAATATCCTCGTCTTCAATTTTGTTGATAACTCTGATTACGATGTATGCAATAACACATCCGACACAGAGAATAATTAGTAATGCTTTCATAATTTTGTTATTAAAAATTCTGTTTCTAATTCCATAGGGATTCAATACGGAACATATACCAGCCTGCCGCATTCGTGGCGTTGAATCTCCGGCCATATCACGGGCTTGAAAAAATCAATATGTTCTTCCATGAATGCCTGTAGTGCTGCCGGAAGACGGAGGACGCAGTTCGGTTTCGAGTATGTCACATACAGCTTGTCGTCGAGCGCCGCCATACGGATTGCCCAGGGGGCATCCCTCGCCAGCACGACATATACCTTGCGCCACATAGCAAGGAAACCCGCGTCAAACCGCTGCGGCCGCTGCGGCTCCTGATGCCACAGCATCGCCAGCGACATTTTTTCCTGAGCCGTCAGATCGTCCCATTTTTTCTTTGCCGCCGGGCTCGTATTATATGCCACAAGCTTCCGGTATTCCTCTCTGGCCGCAGGCCAGTTTTTTTCAAAAAAGTTATATTGAACAATTTTTTCTTCTTCTTTTTTTTCTTCGTCAATTTCTTCCTCGTAAGAAGGAAGAATAAAAGAAGAATATTCTTTACTTTCCTTTACTTTTCTTTTCTTTTCTTTGTTGCATTCTTTCGGAGGATAAGCCGATATTTCCGATTTTATCGGCATTTCTTCCGAATAATTACCGGAATTGCTATCCTCAGAGTGCATTTCTTCCGAATTAATGTCTGCTGCACCTTCCTCGGATGGTTTTTCTTCTGGAGAAAACAGTAGGGAATATTCTTTTACCCTCCCCGTCCTCTTGGACTTTTCACCGATCTGGTTATACTGTCTCTGTATGCCCTGCGAGGTGAGAACTCTATATTGAGCGAATATCTCCTCGTCAAAGAGTTCCACCTCGAAACATACATTAAGTACCTCATTGATATAATCCTCTGACTTGTGAGTCTTCTCGGCAAGGACATAGGCGAAGTCCTCGTCCCATTTGATGTAGTAGCCCTCCCTATATATCTCGCATAGCAATGCTATGAATATCATAGGGGCATCCTCATCGCATTTGTGGCGCAGCTTGATAATCTTGATGTCGGAGAATATGTTTACATCAAGGGGGAGATACTCCAGCCCTTTTTTTGCCGTCCTTGCCATAGTCTTACTCCGGAATGTATTGGGGTTTCAGTTCACTCTTTATCCACGCGGGGAAGCGGGCCTGGATGAGGCCGAAGGCGTCATCTTCCGCGAATGCCCAGAAGCCGGGCCAGCTGTCGCTGTCCTTGCACTGCTTGAGGATGTCCATAGCCTGCTGGTATTTGTACTTGCCGCAGGCGAGGTCTTCGGCATCCAGCCAGAGGAGGAAGCACTGGTACGGCAGGCACGTCTGGGCCACCAGCATTATCGTGCCGCTGAACTTGCGCCCAGTGATCTCGCTCGCCACCTGGAGGTACATGCCCTCGGCGAGGTCGTAGCGGTATCTGGCGGCGGCGCGCATGAAGTCCTCGATGGACGTGGCGGACGTAGTCTTCACCGACAGGATTATGTTGGCCCCCACGGTCTCCTCGAAAAGCACGCAGTCGGGTCTGATCTTCACCCTCTGGTGCGTCACGGGGTCTTTGCCGTACATCGACACCTCAGTGCGTCCGAGGGACACCAGCTTGGGGATGATGCCGCCGCCATAGGTCATATACGACGAGCGCACGACCCGCACCACCTGCTCCATGTCGGGAGAGATGAAACTGAAGCCACGGTTCTGCGCCGCATCTTCGAGGTCGGCGAGTATCTCCTTCAGTTCGGGCATGGACTTCTCCATGACGAAGTTGTCGGGCTGGATGCCCAGCAGCTCCCAGTAGAAGGCTATGAGCGTCTGTATGCCGGCCTTGCTGCTCCTGTTGCCGTTCTCCGGCAGTACCTTCACCTTCCCGAACTTGGAAGGCTCCAGGAATGCGGAGTGTATAAAGGTTCCGAGGGTGAAGTGGCTCTCGTCCTTCGGTTTCAGGTTCTCGTTGCGGTATATGAGATAGTGGCGCGGACTCTTGAGCACTTCCTTCAGCGCCGACGACGACTCGCCCGGCGCCGCGAGGTACTTCTCCATCCTGTCCTGTATGACCTTGCCGTTGCCGGCCCATGAAAGGTACTTGCACGACGGCTTCTTGGCCTTGTTGTCGCCTATATGCTGTGCGAGCTGGTACTTGAACTGCTCGAAGTCGATATAGTCGTCCTGGTTGAAGTGAAGCTCCACCGGCTTCACCGCCTCTTCGGCGGATGCCCCCTCAAGGTCGGGGACATCGAAACCGAAAATGTTTTTTACTTCTACTGCATTCATGGCTACTTCACGATAAGGGGATGCACGCTCCAGTTGTCAGACTTGTAACCGTTGGTGGTGTTCTTCTTCTTGCCCTCGTACCTCACCTCGAAGGGCTTGCCCGAAATGTCGCCGGAGAAGACCTCGAAGGCGGCTACGAGACGCTTGCTGCTGTTGCGTATCGTGCGGTAGGTGTCGCCCCTCTTCTCCAGGAAGCGGACGGTGGCGAGGTCTATGGTCTCGCCGCTTTCGGGATCGACGCTGTTGGTGGGGATGATGTCGATGAAGAAGACCCTCTTGGTCTCCCCCTCCTTCTCAGGAGTCCAATACTCTCCGAGCAGTTCGAGGGGTGATACTTCGGCCTTTTCGAGGTCGGGAAGGGAGTTGAGTGCAGGGAACCCTGCTGATGCAGCAGCAAGCTGCGTGTTGTTGTTGATGATTTCCATGATATTTTTTATTAAAGGTTAATGATGTTTCTGTTAAAAGGGACGGCGACAGGCATTCCGTCCCCGAGCTATAACTAAACCAACTAAAAGAGTCTTACCTGTCCTTAGTATAGTTTAATGTTTCCGAGCAGTTCACACAATGTCAATACAAGATGTAGACGACAATGGCAAGCAGCAGCCAAAGGGCAAAACATATCCATATAGGAGAAATCACCCACATCCACTGCCAGTCAATGACATTTAACAGCTTCAACACGATGAAGACTATGGTAAGAAGGCCACAAAAGCCTATTCCTCCTCCACTCACAGAGTTGTTGTCTTTACTCATTTCTTTTCCTCCTTTTCGTAAGCCTCCTTCAGCTGCCGGATAGCGTCACTTCCGTAGGCGTTCTTGGTGAGAGTAATAAATGCGGCAACGGTGAGAGTGTCGCCCTCCTTGAATCCGTGTTCATTTGCAAATTGACGACGGCCAAATTCACAGCTGCCGGTGAGAGTATGATGCCATTCAAAAAGGTCTTCGAAGGTGCAGATTGTCTCAAGTGAGGGATGCTGCCGCACGAAGTCTGCGATGCGCTCATCAAGAGGTCTGCTCTCCATCCATTTTTTGTGGACATCTGTTGCCGCGGCCTTCATCGTATCGCCGTGTGCGTAGCAGTCACCCTTGCGGGCGATAAAGCAAGGATAAAGTGTCAGGTCACTCTGGACTGTGAAGCCCTTTGCAAAATTACCCTGCACTTGGTCTATCAGCGTCGGAATGTCGTCAATGTAATAGACCTTCCGGCCCTCATATTGCTTCAAGCCAGAGCCATCGCCAGAGCCATCGCCATAGCCATCGCCATCGCCATCGCCATAGCCATAGCCAGAGCCATAGCCATAGCCATAGCCAGAGCCATAGCCAGAGCCAGAGTCATAGCCAGAGCCATCGCCAGAGCCATAGCCAGAGCCATAGCCATAGCCATCGCCAGAGCCATAGCCATCGCCAGAGCCATAGCCATCGCCATAGCCATCGCCATAGCCATCGCTTTTAGCCAGGAAACGCTCTATCTTCTCATCTACATTTTCCATACGGGCACTGCGTCGATTGATTTTACGGCTTTCTCGGTGCAAGGGATGATTTCTATTACATCAACAACCATCATCTCGGGCACCGTCACTGTGAATTTGCAATTACCGGGTTTTTTCACACCCTCCATGGCCAGCTGGCTCAGTGAGGCGGCTCCGTCCCAGTACCACAGTCTGCGGCAGTCCTTGAGTTTAGCAATCACTCCTGCAGAAGTAGGTGTTGATTCAATAACTTCGGCGTAAAACACGCCGGCACGATTCGTTCTGATAATTGATTTTTCCATTGTTGTTTAAGATTGTTGGTTATCGAATAATGTGTTTTCCGTAAGTGGTCGGTATCCTACAATACCACGCACCCTCTTGATCTCTGCATCTACAAGAGCCTCCAGCTTGCGGCTCTCATTCAAAGCCTTCTGTGTCCTGGTGTGTGGATTGAAGTACTGGCGCTGATAAGAGCGCATCTTCTCGACAAGAGTGAAAAAACTTTTTGCATCCATAGTAGTATATTTAGTTGGTTAAGCTTCTTTTATAATCATCAAACCTCTCATATTAGAAAAGGGATAAATTGGCCTGCTCCACCTTAATTCTATCACAGGCTTTTTCGTAGTATTCTTTGTTTAGCTCAAAGCCAATGAAGTGGCGCTTCTCCTTGATACAAGCCACTGCAGTCGTTCCAGAGCCAATACAATTATCCAACACCAATTCCCATTCGTTTGTGAAAGTTTTGACAAGCCAACGCAAAAGCTCAACTGGCTTCTGTGTTGGATGGAATTGACCTTCGTTGCAATGCACCGCCTTAAAGCTTATGATTGAGCCGGGAAACTTCTTATCAATGACCTTTGTAGTGTAGATTCGTTTCACGGTTCCATAGCATCTGTTATTGTCATCATGTTTTCCCATTCCTTGCGGGTGGTTAGGCTCCCGGCCATTGAGATCCTCCATTTGTGGGTTGTAGGTGGGCAACTTTTTATAAAACACACAGATATCTTCATGATAACGAAGGGGTTGACGATTCGCATTAAGAAAGCCTGTTGCCCTGCATTTGTTCCATACAAGATTATACTTCCAGAGCTTGGGCTGTGACATCATTAACTTGGCGGTAAACATCCCCTGTGCAAAGAGAACTATCACGCCATTTTCCTTGATTATTCGGCAGTATTCCACCCACAACGGCTCAAGGGGTATCATGGAATCCCAAGTGCCTCCTTCGCTCTGTCCGTTTAATACGCCATAAGGAAGATCGCAAATGATGCAATCAATGCTTGCATCTGGGATGCGCTTCATACCTTCAAGGCAATCTTCGTTGTAGATATGGTCCAGCTCAATCATATATTCTTCCATTCATGATTACGTTTCATAAGAAAGCCAGTTAAACCAGATGATTCGAGAGCCTTGACATTATTCTCACCAAATCCAATTAGGCAACTGCCACATCCCGGGCTATCACCTCTACTGCCGTCCGGCTTATAAAAACGAATCCTATGTCGCAAAAACAGAATAGCATCACAATAGGGAAGAATCATATCTTGAAACAATCTGTTATCCACCCGAACGAATGTGAGAAGAATGCCGTTACCATTCTCGATCATTTTCTTGACAAAACATGTAAGCAGCGGCTGGCTATATGGCGGATTACACCAAACTCGACGCCCCATCCAATCCTTAGAAAGACCAACATCATTTTTGTTCCACATAATATCAGCCGTCACCCATAAAGGATGCTCTGCAGCGCAGGGATCAATGTCAAATTTGCCGAGTGCGTCAATGATTTTAATTGGCGTGTACCACTCATCACTGGCCTTGGTTTTCTGAAAAGAAGTATCCATATATCCTATGCGTTTCATATAGCTATTCAAATAGATTTAATTGAGACCCCTTCTGTGCCTTGCCAAGAATACAATCGCAGATGAAGTTGCGTGCGTAGTCCGCAGAAATCATGCTTCGTTCTTTTGAGCATAACCCTGCGACCTTTGAGCTGCGAGTTTGAAGGCATCTTTTCTTCTCAGGAAGCTTATCAAGCTGCTCGGTCAAACCGCAAGTGGGTTGAGCATTGATAAACCAATAGGCAGTCGGCTTGACCGAAAAAACTCTTCCATCACATAATGTGGTTTCGACCTCTCTTATATCTTGAAACAGAACTCTCGGGTCATTTTTGTCGAAGTAGAACATTTTACCTCCACAGCAGGCATCAAGTATAGGTTTATTCATTTCATAACCTCCTCTATCGCTTGAAAGATTCTGAACATAACTTGCGGCACTATTGCGTTGCCGTAGGCTTTGAGGGATTCGGTTCGCCACTTTGTCGCAGAAATGGTAAGGTCGTCCAAAGAAAAGGGAAGCCCATCATTTCCTCGGTGAACAGGGGAGACAGTCGGAAAGTTATACCACCACGATCCTTCAAGCCAAGCATTGTAGGAATAGAACTCAGCTGGTCGTTGCGAACCATACCGTTCTTCCTGACCATATAGTCCGGATTGTATGGCGGTTGATAATCTCTTGCTGAAGGTGTTGGCAACATCCCCATTGTGGCAAGATCGCTTAGTTCTATTGTCCAGCCTTGCTCCTTCTTTCTCGCTATCCTTTTCCCATCTGGACTGCTGGGATTTTTCTCGTCTCGCGCAGTCGGAGTCGGCAGAAGACCACTCGCGCCCAGCGCTGAGAGGCTCGTTCCCATCTGGGAACCTGGCGTATATTTCAGCCGGTATTTCTCCGCTTCCCCCGCCGTTGGTGTTGGTAACATGGGCAAGGATGAAGATTCGGTCTCGTCTATGGGGAGCCCCAACACTCGCAGCTGGAATAAGCATCGGTTGGACTGTATAACCGATTTTTTCAAGGTCTGAGCAGATTCGTTCAATGGTGAAGGATTCTCGCAATTCGTATCCGTAAATGCTATTATCTTCTCCGAAAAGAGACCTCTCGCTACCCATTGAAACGAGTATCCCGGATTCGCCCATAGTGGTGATTCCAGCAACGTTTTCACCAACGACCCAAGTGGGCCTGATTTCGTCAATAGCGCGGAGCATCTGCGGCCAGAGATAACGTTCGTCTTCTCGCCCCCCCCGTTTTCCAGCATAGGAAAAAGGCTGGCAGGGGAAACCTCCTGTGAGGACATCAATCTTTCCTCGCCATTCGCTGAAGTCTGTTGTGATGATGTTTTCATAGCTCTTTGATTCAGGAAACCAGTATTCAAGTATTTTGCGCCCGAAGGGGTTGATTTCGCAATGAAAGGCATTTTCCCAGCCCAGCATCGCAGCAGCCACCTCCGGGCCACCGATACCACTAAAAAGACTTGCGTGTACCATCTTTCACCTCCGTCGGCACATTGAGATAGTCCTGCCAAGCAATGGCCACCTCATGCGCAAGTTTCCTTATATCTTTAATCCTCGGTCTTGCGGCAAGCGTAGTTTGGTCGTCCGAGTCCTCGTTGATGACGATCTTGATAGACTTTGCGCGGCGAATCCTTTCGACCAATATTCTATCTGCATTGCTAAGCATTCTTGCGGCCCTCCTTGTCACCGATGACTCCGAAAAGCCAGCCACAGAAAAATGATATAGCGAAACATGAGAGTGTCCAGATGAGGTGACACTTACCCTCAGCGTCCTGAGCGCAGCCGAAAAAGAAAGCGACGACGCACAAGATGCCGAGAAAAAACATGAAAATCTTCTTCATGGTGTCTGTCAGTTTAGTTGTGACCGGCGGGGGACTCGAACCCCCGATCTTCGGCGACAGCCCGCTAACTCTGTTTTTGCCGTCCCGACGATTATTCCGTTATACTACCGGTCATTCAAGAGGAGCCGCGCTTGCTGCCTCTCAGCGGCACGAAGGCAGTCAAGTTGATGTCTGGAGTAGACTATCTTATTTCCCACATAATGCGGGTTAGCCAATCCCTGCTCCTTCATCTTTCGCAGCCATCTTGTACCGAAGGCCGCTGCAGCCTGTCTCTCAGACATATCGTCCTTGATTGGCACAGTCTTCTTGATGATCGCGTCGGCAACGAGTTCGGAGAATGTCTCCGCCTGCTCCATCAATGATTTGATTGTCGGCTGCATTGTCTTTCGGCTTTTGTTGAGGTTTCTTTGCTTCTTGTTTGTCTCTCCATGCCAGATACGCTTCCCATAGCTCACCGGTTGTCATGGAGTGATATCCTTTACTCATCGTATTCTTGTGACTTTTATGCTTCTTTCTTCACGGTTTGATTCAGTTTGAAAACACTTGTCCCATTGTAGTCCGTAATTGGAACAAGCGGAACGGACGGAAGTCAAGTTGTCAAGCGAGAATGTAAGAACATCGCCCACTTCCATTTTCATCAACTGAGACCGCACTGAATTACATTTACTGGCCATTTTATTTTTCTTTATATTAACTTTGTATTGCAAATATACTCAAATTGCGAATAATTCCAAGCAATTTGCGAAAAATTATTCGCACAATGTTAATATCTCATTTTAGTACCATGAATAAAAAGGCAATGTTGGAAGAACTCATCTCTCACTTCACGGCGGGAAATAAGGCACAATTTGCCAATATGTTAGGCATCCAGCCGCAGACAATAAACTCTTGGCAAACCCGCAACACTTTCGATGCAGAATTAATATACTCAAAATGCGAAGATATTTCGGGTGACTGGCTTTTGTCCGGCACGGGGCCAATGTTGAAAAGTGCGAGAAATAATGAACAAGCAGAAAGGAAGCTTATTGATATATGCAAGTCTCTTGTCAAAGTATACGAGCAGAAAGATTCTTTGATGGTAGAGCTTATGGTTGCTGTAAAAGATATAGACAAATGAAGAATATAGATTTGAAAAAGTTCAGGGCCCAGAATAAACTCACCCAGGAAGCCGTAGCCAAGTATTTAGGCATCCGGCAAAGCAACTATTCCAAAATTGAAAGAGGTGAGCGCCAACTATCGAAGGAAAATTTGAAAAAGCTCTTTTCCAACAAAGAATGGAACTTCGATAATTGCGAGCTACCCGAAAGCAAGGAACGCAAATATACACCGCAGCATACTGGCAGTTCTGAGTTGCGGGCACTGCGTAAAGAAGTTGAGTTTCTGAGGGAGCAGAATAAAGAGCTGAAGGCCGAAAAACAACAATATTGGGACATGATACAACGGCTCACCTCAACGAAATAATTAGCCGTAGTTGTATCATTGTTGTATTAAACAAGAGACACAATGAAACTAATATATTGACAATCAGGTTACTGCTGCAAAACAAAGAGTAGACTTAGGATCTTGTGGAATTTATCCGTGGGGGTTCGAGTCCCCCCGCCCGCACAAACTGATTTTCAATATGTTACAAGATTGTACGGCAACTTATAATTTTGCAATTGTAAACAAAAAACGCATACAAATGACTCTAAATGTTGTACTATTGTTGTACTTTGAAAAACTATGTCAAGAATAACATTCGCTCCCGTTGTATATGAACAATATAAAAGAAGTGATGGGAACTATGTCGTAAAGATGCGCGTGACCTTCGCCCGGAAGTCACGATACATAACGACAAGCGAGACTGCCACACCTTCCCAACTCACACGTTCCCTTGCCATAAAGGATGCTGAGCTGCAGAACCGACTGCATAAGCTGGAGGGGCAGATGCGCGATGCCGTCAGCGGCCTGGATATGTACACCCTCTCCAATATGGACGTGGATGCTGTGGTAAAATATATGACCAAGCGGCTGGACGGAGATTTCAAGCTTGACTTCTTCTCCTTTTGGGAAAAGGCTGTCGCTGACAAACCCGAAGGGAGCCGCAAAAACTATCTCTATTCCCTGAACGTATTCCGTCGTTTTGTGGGTACTGATACCCTTGATATATCTATGGTAACATCGCGCCTGATGCGTGAATTTGAAGACTGGCTGGTAAAGAAACACGGACGCGGGGCAAGGGCCGTTTCAATGTATACTGCAGCAGTAAAACATGTACATACCCTCGCACGGCGCGAATACAACAACGATGAGTTCGGAGAGCAAGTAATACGTAACCCCTTCGAGTTTTATTCGCCACCAAAACAAAAGCCCGCAGAACACCGCAACGTCGACGCGGAGGTGGTACAAGCTATGATAGACATCCGCAAGCAGATCAAAGGTACAGAGCGACTGGCAGTGGATGCTTTCCTGCTCTCCTTCGCCTTTATGGGAATGAATGCGGTAGACCTCTACACCTGCGCCGCTCCAAAGGACGGCATACTTATCTATAATAGAAAGAAGACTTGCGACCACCGCCCCGACAAGGCCGAGATGAGGGTAAGGATAGAACCCTGCATAATGCCCCTATATAAGGAATGGGCAGGCAAGGACGGCGTTCATGCCTTCTCTTATTACCTGCATAACGTAAACCCGAGACAACTGAATGCCTCCCTTTCATACGGATTGAAAAAATATAAAGAAAGGGTCGGAATCCACGATAAAAGCTTTGTCTTTTATTCGGCCAGACACACATGGGCCAGCCTCGGATATAGCGCAAGGCTTGACAAATCCGTCATCCACGACTGTATCTGCCATGCTGACGCAAGCATGAAGGTGACGGACATCTATATCAATAAGGACTGGTCTGTGTTGTGGGAAGCCAACGCAAAAGTTCTCGACCTTTTACAGTGGAACCTTTAGCCGTTGCAGCGGCCGCAGCCGAGTTCACACACTACCTCTGCAAGGTCGCGGGCCGTATCTCCTGAGAGATAAGCGGCCCCCTCACCTTTCAGAGGCATGCCGAGGTTTTCCGCGATTGCGTCAGCGAGGTGACGCACCTCATGCACGAAAGTATCTATAAACTCCTTGCCGCTGCTGGCTGGCCCTATGACTACAACCGCACGGAATCTTTCGGGATTGGCAAACGTAAAGCCGCAGTTGTAGTGGCACATCCACATGAGGTCTTCCGCCTGTTCATACACAAGCCTTGACGCTCCCGCCACATACAGGCAGTCCGCAATGGCATCGACGTTATATTCCCCTTCCACCATGAAAAGGAAGTCCACGTGCCATCGTCCTATATCCAGCTGTTTGCGTATCATGTGTAAGTTATAGCATTTCGTCCCAGAATACGGGTATTCCGAGAGCCACGGTTTTCATATAGAATTCATCGAAGGCCCTTGTGTCGGAGCCGTCGCGGTCGTCGACATAATCCTTTACAAAGAGCGCCAAGTGCTGTTCGTCGGTGAGAGAACTGCCCCAGTAGTCAGCAAGAGCCATATTCAGGACGTAAGCCGCATCGTGCCCTTTGGCGTTGCGAAGAGTTATGCCGTGATTTTTCAGCACGGACTCCACCCTTTCCTTGTCCCATGCCTTCAGTCTGTTGCCATTGCGATCGTCCATCATGCTGACAGCAAACTCAAAAAGACGTGTATTGAAGTGCCTGCCATACTCTTCCATGTATTCCTCCAATGCGGAAGGATATCTCGTTCTTGAATCTTTCCTTTCATTCATAGTTGTAGTGGTATTAATGAAATGGGGAGAGAAAGCCCCTCCCCACATCGGTTAACGGTAGCGGCCCATGCTGTCGCGGCCACGGCGCTCTTCCATGTCGTCCCACTCTCCGTTGCGGTAATAACCGCCACGCATGCGGGCTCCACGTTCACCATAGCTGCCACGCCTTTCACCAAACTGCTCTTCCATTTCTTCGGTAAGCTCACAGATGGTCTCGATAGCTTCCTTCGCCATCTTCACGGCCTCTTTGTACTCGCGGTAATCATCGCCACCGCGTTTCATGATATGAATAAGTCCCATGTGTTATTCCTCCTTTGTTACTATCGCGGGATTCTGAGCAGGGAACATTCCAGCCAGAATTTGGTCGAACTTTCCATTCATCTCCGCAAGCTTGTTTTCAAGATCCGTTATTTTTTGCATCTGTGACACTTCTGCCTGCTTTTCCGGGTTTACTTGCAACAAGAGTGACGGTGCCTTCTGCACCACCATTTCGTGCCAGGAGTTCTGCGCGAGGTGCTGTTTTGAACGTGCGTCCATATTTTCAACCTCGCGCGTTATTGCAAGCCTGTCTGGGCTGACGAACCACCCTTTATCTTCGTAGCTTGCGCTGACGCTGTTGACTGGAAATTCTATCGTTGTCGTGTCGTTCCCGCTTGTGACTGTAAGGTCTATCACAAAACCTTGCATCACAAATGCCGGGTTTGTCTGCGCTGCCTTCGACATGTGGGGTTGAGATACGCTCGTCACAGTTGCCGGAGTAATACTGAAATCCTTGCGGTTCAGAATATAAAGAGTCATACCTTGCGCAATCTGGGATGCTCCTTGCTGAAATCCGTTGAACATTGTTGTATGTTTTTAGTGTGAATAATCGTGTTTATGCAGCCGCAGGGCTGAGAGATACCACCTGGAAATAGCCGTTAAACCAGTCGTAGAAGATAGTGATCACGCCGGTGCCCTGAAGGTCTCCAGCGGTTACGTTGTCACCACCGAAGAATGTCAGGTTCTTGGTATTTCCATTGAGAGTAAAACGGACAGGCAGCGTTGCTGTCGCATCTGCAGGTATTGCATTAGCAATGTTGACGGTGAGATAGCCTACTGGCGGGATGCGACGGAAGCCAAGAGTGAAGTCGACGGCATCCGTAGCGACAGAAACGCTTGTCGTCCGCAGATAAGGAATACCATTGACGTTGGTTGTTATATTACGCAATCCTAACATGGCTCACCCTCCTTAGAAGTTTACGCCGTTGCCATAGAAGCCGTAGCCGTTAGAATAGTAACCGCCATTTACATACGGTGTGGTGTTCACCGCAGTAAGGGCCGGCCACTGAACAGGCACGGTCTGAGGCTGACGAGCCGCCAGGTCGGTAATCTTCTGGTTGAGCACATTGAAAGCAGCAGTGAACTGTGCTGTCTGTGCGTCGTTGCTGATCTGACCGCGCAGCTGGGTGATGATGTCAGCCTGTGTGTCAATCTTGGCCTGCATATCACGCTCTTTGGCAGCGCAGAACTGGTCGTTCATGGCTACGGTCTGTGCGTTGATAGCCTGGATGATTGCATTGCTGTTGCGGTCTGCCTGTGAACCAAGCTGGTTAGTCTGCTCGATGGTTGCGATTCTTGATTCATAACCCTGTTGTGTAGTGAGAAGCCTGTTCTCGCAGCAGCACTCAGAGAGTTTAGCCTGCAGCGCACTGTCACCACTCTGGATAGCGTTGATGATCTGAAGGGCCGACATGCCGGTCTGAGCAGTCAATGCAGCGATACCGTCACGGATCGCGCTCACGCCGCTATTGACGAGGTTGAAGTCCTGGCCGAGCATTGTGGCAAGGTTCTGTGTTGCCGCACGGCTGGCTTCGCCATTTGCATTGATAGCGTTCATCAGCAGCTCACGTCCGCTGTCGTTGTTGATTTGGTTGGAAAGGAAGCCAGCACCTGCTCCGCCGCCATAGCCGCCGAAGCCACCGAAGCCGCCCCAACCGTTACCGAAGAAAAGACCGAGGAGGAAACCG